CCGAGTAATTGTTGCGAGAGTAACGATACAAGACCCTTTCACCGCCTCCCTTGAATTTTATTCTTCGGACTTTGTGTCCTCGTTTGATACATCTTACCTTTTGCTTCATAGGTCTGTACCGGAAGCAGAATGGAGATTATCGAGTGCGCGTTGGTCGTGCTTGCCACGACCATCTTTTTGCAGATCGATGTGAAGGTGGCTCGCCGCTGGTTCAGTTTTCTGACCAGTGCTTTGAGCTCCTTGTACGGACGTTTGTCTATTGCGTTCCGCATGGCACGTATGCCTTGGCGCTCTGTTGAGGTGTGTGCTGTCAAGTCCTTCCCTACCACCGTTGGGTTCTTTGAACACTGCGAGGGTGAGGAAGACGGCGGCGAGGTTCAGCATTACTATCGTTTTCCTAGTTGCAAGCGTAGTGGAGGTAAATTAATGCGCCTGACGCCCACTGGTGGCGTTGGGTTTGGAGAAGACTTCCAGGTTACCTGGAGTTGGACCCAGATCATTTCGACGAGTTGCGGCGAGTCAGCTTTGTCTGGCGCGAAGTACACTAAGGTCTTAGACCAGTCGCTGTGGAAGGGAACCTTCAAGGTCACTACTTCGACAGGCACGTATGATAGCATGGGGCTTAACATTTCCGGATGTGCTCTTGTCGCTGGTCACGCGTTGCGTAATCGTGAGTATGTGGTCCTCGTTGGGAGCAATTCCATGACGGCTGGTGTCAAGGTCGCTACAAGTAGGTTTGTCAAGCCTGCTCATTACTTTGAAGGCAGTGGCACTGATTTCGGTGTCGCTTTGCTGACAGGGAACGAGTGGGCTATGATTGGAGCCAAGTCTCTTTCTGCTAAGGATTTTACGTCCCCGGCAGTTGGTTCCGCCGACTTGCAGTTTGGCGTTGGCGCCGACGGTGTCATGCACTTGTCTGAAGGGAGCATCCCCCAGCAGCCCAAGGCTGCCGAGCAAGCTGGTCTCGTTCTTACGAAGGTCTCCTCGGAGTCCGGTGCCAGCGGTGGAGCGGTACGTCGCTTTGTTGGAGGTGTCCCGAAATACATGGCTTTTCATATTGCACGCCCCGCTGACTCTATGAGTCGGCTTGAGGGCAAGTACAATGTCGCCATCAGCTTCGACCTTATCTTTTCTTTCATGCGAGAGCATGGGTTGTACCACGATCCTGTTTATGCAGTTTTGAAGAAGGTTGCAGTTGGTGAGTCTTTGGATTACGATCTGGAGAAGGAGAAAGAGCCACTGAAGTTCCAGTCCGTTGACGATGAGTGCTACGGCGGTCGTGAGCTTTGGGAGAGGACTCAGGAGCGCATCGAGCAACAGGTGTGCGGGGATGAGTGGACTAAGCATGACACTGGTCGTCTTGGCCGACGCGCTATGCGCGGCCTTGATGACGGTGCCGGCGAAAGTGCCGTTCCCGCACCACCTGGCTTGGTGCTTCCGTCCCCTGTCGATGAGCTTGAGAACGTTGAGTTTTCCTCTTGTTGCGGTGAAGATGGCAGTGTTTGTTCTGAGGGTGACGACACCGAGGACCTGCCTCGCATTGGCGAGAGTGTTCCAGAGGAGGAGTTTACCCCTGCCCAGGTGCATGCTATCGGGATGGGATGTAAGTTAGCTTTTGTTGCCGCTCTGTTCGCCTCTGACTTTGATCTTGCTACTGTGAAGAGGCAAGTGATCAATGCTGACTTTTCTTTTGTTTCAACTTTGAAGGATGCTGTCAGTCGCAGTGGTGTGTCCGCTGTGCACGACTACGTCATTAATTCTGATTCTTTTGCTGTTTATCGTGATTACATGAATTCAGTTCAGCCCTTTTGGGCCCAGTATGATGATTCGCTTCCTGATGAGAATGGCGCAGCCTTCTTTGACAAGGTGGGTGAGTTTCGCGTCGATGGGGTAAAATCCGCGACGACTCCCGATCGTAAGAAGAAGGCCAAGCCGTTGAACGAGGTTGCCAAAGAGCGTTCTGATGCGCTCAGGGCGCTGATCAAGGACCTTGGCTGTGAAGACGAGGACTGGGTCACACCTGAGAACACTCGTGCGAACATTTTTGCTTCTATGGCTGCGCATGCTGCACTCGCTGACGTGCGCTCCCCTCCAGCCACTCAGGCTGATTGGGAGCGCGCCCTCGAGGTTGGGTGTGAGGACTTTGACACTACTGTCCTCCCTACTCACCTTGAACAGGGGTTTGAGGGGTGGTACAAGCTTGCAGCCACTATGGCGGACTCGTCTTCTGGGGTTTCTGCGCGGTTTCGCGCTCAGAGCAAGAAGCAGTGGGCTGCTGATCCACAGTTGTTTCTGACGCTTGTCGATCTTATTCAGTGCAGGCTGATCCTAATGATCATACATGAGGACGTTGTTTCTGGTTACACGCCAGAACAATGCGTTCGGTACGGTCTGAAGGACGTCTTGCTGCTTTCCGTTAAGGGGGAGCCTCATGCTCCTAAGAAAGCCAAGCTTAAACGTTTCAGGATGATTTGGATCAACTCACTTGTTGATTGTTTTGTTCAGAAGCTCCTCCACAAGGCGCTTAATGCCCGTGACATTGAGAATTACCAGTCTGGTGCGAAGTTTCACTCCGCTGCCGGCATGGGACATCACGATGAGGGTATACAGCACCTCTGTGCGGCCTTCGACTCCATGTTTGAGGGCGAGGATGAGTTGTTAACGTGCGACGCTTCCATGTGGGATTTCACCATGCACAAGGAGGCGCATCTTAACCATGCGCGGCGGCGCTGTCTTTCGTGTAAAGACCCTGTTGTTCAGGGACTTATCATGACGCTTGCTCATTTGAATTATAAGCATTTGTGTGAGTGTAAGGGAGACGTGTGGCGCTGCAACAAGGAAGGTGTGAACACTTCCGGCCAGAGTTCCACCACCGCTGACAATACTTTTACACGCCATTCACAGGCTAAGGTCTGTGGCGCTACTAAGGTTGTCAGCAACGGTGACGATATGGTTGCTGACAAGGGCTTTGACCCTGTTGCTGCGGCGAAGTTCGGGACTAAGAGCAGAGACGTTGTCCTACAGCGTTCTGACGTTGTTCCTTTTACTTCGCATCATGTTGACAGGAAGACTTGCACTGCGTCGTATGACCGTCCCGTCAAGCTTGCTTGGAATTTGTTGGCCAATTGTGGTAGCACTGACTTCGGTTTGCGTGTTGACGCGATGCTTTCAGTTATTAGGAACACCCCTGATGCCCTTGCAAAGTTCAAGGAGCATGTTGGTAAGTTTGCCCAGGGGAGTGGGGCTTGCAACAAGGATTTGTTGTGGGCTATCTAGCAGCAGTAATTTTGTTACGGCGGGTTGGCGACCGCCCTAGTGCAGCCGTGAAAGCTTGGCAATTATTGACGGCGTGTCCGTTTAAAAATAGCATATCGCATTCGTGCGACTTTAGAGACGACTTGTTGTTTCTTTCTCCTCTCTCTTCAGCATTCCCAAGATGGGGAGGCGTCGCGGCTCGAGACCAGTCTTTGGCCCTGCGCTTCCGCCGGATTCGACCCTTACTGTGGGCATCAAGCAGGGTGCTGGGGCAGTCACGTCAACACCGTTTGGAGGTGGGCAGCGGCGCAGGCCGAGGCCGCCTCCGCGGCGGCGACGCAATGGTGGTCGTGGGTTTCAGCGCATGGGGCTGAGTTCCAAGTGTTTTGATGCGTTCGCGCCTCAACATTTGGCTCTACCTCGTGCTGTTGCACCATACACGGTCATTAGGACGACTGCTATCTGGAAACCTGAGACTGACGACCAGAGAAGGCTTTGTTTGTTTGGCCCTTCTATCGACGTTGCTTATGACGCGGGACAGTGGACGAGTGCTTATGCAATTGGCACCAACACTGCTTTGGAGAGTTTGCGACATCACGCGAATGGCACCAGACATTATGGCTTTGGGGCGATGAACACTTCCTCTTGGAGTGCTGCTTCTATTACTCCTGCTGCATTTTCAATTCAGATTTTGAACCCTGAAGCTCTTCAGACTTCCACCGGGATGGTATTTGTCGGGCGGTGTAAGAACAAGGTCCACTTGGCTGAAGGCGATAATAATTCCTCATGGAAAGATTTAGCCGATAGTTTAGTTTCCTTTTCTAACCCTCGCATGTGTTCCGCTGGCAAGTTGGCGTTGCGAGGGGTCCAAGTCGATGCGGTTCCCAACAATATGAGTGAGCTTGCTAAGTTCACATCTCTTCAGAAGTTGGCGGATGCTAATTTTACTTTGGACTCTTCTCTCTCCATTCATCAGGAGGGCTTCAATCCCATTTTCCTTTACAACCCCGACGCTGTCGATCTGCAAGTTCTTGTGTGTTGTGAGTGGCGTGTGCGGTTCGATCCTTCGAACCCGGCATATGCCGCGAATACTTTCCACAAGCCTGCCTCAGAGACAGATTGGGCGGCTCACCTCCAGCGTGCAGTGGCCACTGGGAGTGGTGTCGTTGATATCGTTGAACAGGTCGCTCGTGCAGGACGAGCTGTTGGGATGTTGTAGTTGTTTCACCTTAGCGGCTTGGTGCACCTTTAACGCACTAAATTAGGACCGGCATGTCCCTACATAAAGTTCCGCAGGGCGGCAAACATTA